AGACTCATACACAGATGTATTCTTTACCCTTATGTCTGTTCCCAGTGATCCACCAGTTTTTCGTATTGTATCTACAAATATTTCGCTCATATTGTCACGAGCCTTCCACCATTTTCGATAGTTAAAGTTACACCACTAGAAACAGTTAAAGGACCCGTTACGTTTGCATTTTCTGTAGCCAGTATCGTGATATTTGAATCAAGTGTTTGTGCATTGGTTCTAAACAAACCACCTGCTTTAAAGTTACCTTTAAACTGATCTGTCGGTGTAATTGACTCGCCTGCCAATCCTAAAAAATAAACAAATATATTATTAGTGCCACTTGAAGGTGCTGAACTAAAAGTTAATGTTGAGCCGTCTGGAACAGTATAAGCTGCACTATCTTGAATAACACCATCTACACTTACAAGAATTTCTTGTACTGAACTTATAGTTCTGCCAAGTGCAAAAGTTGTATCTGAATTATCACCATTGAACCTTACAACAGATGGTAAGGCTTGAAAGTTAGCTGCTAACGGATTTCCAAGTATTGGCATTATGTAATCTCCAATATAGACAAAGCCACATCGGTTGCACCAGATGCAGTAACTGTAATATTATCTGTTGCCTCCATAACAACTTTATTTCCTGCTAAAAGTTCTAATGATGACCCAGCTGGTATGGGTGCATTTGTTACTAGCTCTACTGTTTGATTAGCCTCATCATTTGCATTTGTTCTATTACCCGTATCTGATACGAGACTTACAGTTGCGGTAACTTGACTTGTTGTGGTGTTACCTAACATCAGTCCAAGAACAATTGTTGTTGTACTACTTGCTACTGTATAAATAACATCTGCACTCGTTACACCTGCTTTACTTGCTAATTTAAATGTATTTGCCATATCATTATCCTAACGCTATTGATAAACTTATTATGTCTGCTGTAGTCGCTGCACCAATATCACTTGCAAGTTCAGATGCACTTCTACCTTCAACTGTTGTACCATCCACTCTAAGAAAATCATTATCTGCCACACCAGAACCAAACTGTGCAACATTTGTGTTTGATATACCCACTGCTAGTACTGCTGCTGTGCCTAAACCAATGTCTGATCGAACTTCTGACGCACTTCGACTTTCTAATCCGTTTGCGGTAAATCTGGCAAACTCATCATCGGCTACACTTGAACTATCTATTTTTACTGCGTTTGTATCTGATATACCAAAAGTTAAACTTGCTTGAGCACCAATATCTGATAAGACCTCACTCGCAGATCTGCCCTCTACTGAGGTGCCATCAACTCTCAAGAAATCGTCATCTGCTACACCAGACGTAAATGTAGCCACATTACCATTAGATATTCCAGAAGATGGAACATCTGAAGTCAATGCAACTGTCCCAGCAGAATTTGGTAATGTAACGGTAACATCTGCCGTAGAAGCTGGTCCAATCAAAGTAACTGCATTTGTTCCGTTATCTGTATCTTCTTTAAATAAAATAGAACCTGCTGCACTAGAGGAACCTGTAAGAACAGGTGCTGTTAAACTTTTATTTGTCAATGTTTGTGTTCCAGTATCAGAGACTAAAGTTGCGTCTGAATTACCTATTGTGCTTCCACCAGGTAAGGTTAGAGTATTAGTTGCTGCCTCACTGTGTGCTTGTGGTGATAAGGTTTGTGCATGATTATTGCTTACCTCACAATATAATTTTATTTGACCCACACTTCCACTATCACTTCTAAGCTCAATAACACCACCGTTTACTGTAAGATCATCACCAACAGACAAGTCTGCACCAAGTGTTGCATTACCACTTGCATCTAAAAATACTGTTTTAGCTGCTGGTAATGTGCAGAATATGTTTCTTGTTCCAGATGTCCAGTTTACTGCACTATTGGAATTAGAAGAAGATAGTATTGTTGTTCTTGCTAAAGTTGTACCAGAAGATGCAAAGGTCCCCAATCCAACCTCAAAGTCTGTACCATCTGTACAACAATAATATGTTGTATCTGCGTTGGATAAATTAGCCGTAAAAGTTTCAAATCCAGTTATAGCACCACCTAGTGTATATGTCCCAGTGCCCGTTGTGGTTGTTGTTTCTTTTATTCTATCTGATATTACTAGTGCCATTATTTTAACTCTATTGTTAAGTTGTCTGCGTTAATTCTAAAAATGTCTCCAGATTGTATTACCTTACTAGCATCTAAAGCTCCTACAAAAAGTATATTACCACTAGTACTTGCATCTGCTAAAAACACATGAGTGATAGTGTTATTTGTACCACCAGAGGCGGGAAACTCAATGTTCGCTGCGTTCTTTGCCGTTTGTGTATCTGTTGAATCTGAACCTATTGTTGTCCAGTTAGAAGCAGTCACTTGTTGTCTGGCATAATTTGTAAAGGTTGCTTCAGTTAATGAACCTGTCTCTGCTGAAGATACTGCCGTTGCTAATCCAACATATATACTATCACCAGGTGATGAAAAACTTAATGAGTTATTTTTAAACAGAAAATGTAGTAATCTTCTTTCTAAATAGTTGGTTGCTGCATTTGATGTTGCCATCTTCTATCTCCTATGTTCTTGGTCTGGATGGTAGACCTACTCTGTATCCGTCTGTATTCTCTCTTGCTTCTCCTAAATCTTTTACTCTTTCTAAATACTGAAGATATAAATCATTATAAGATTTTAGAATGTCTGGCTCTCCTTTCATGAAAGTATATGCCTCTACAAGTGAGCCATACAACAAAGCAAAAGGTGCGTTTGTACTAATCCAAGTTGTACCACTATCAGAACCAGCAGTCAAACTAGCAGGTCTATAGAAATAGTGTAATTCTATCGTATAATTAGTGTCTGGTGTTGGTGCTAAAATAAAATTGTTTTCATCAAAACGAGCATAGTATTTTGGTAATCCAGTCGTACTTGCCGATGGAGTGTACTCTCGAAGATAGTTAACATCTTTTTGTAATAAAAAACTTTCTGATCCAGAAGTCGTTATTTGAAAAGAAAAAGAAGCTAAATAATCTGTTGGAGTTGTTAGAAATTGATCAGATGAAGTTAATGTGCTAGTTACGTTTTTTCTAAAATAATCTAAATCTACACTTTTTAAAATCTTTTCTTCAGATGCTTTTATGAAATCTGGTATATGTGTAACAAAATTAGTTTCTGAATTGTCTGTATAATCTTGTATCGCTGTTTTTAATGTTGCTAAAGTAAAACTCATTTATGTCCCCAATGTTACAGGCCCAGCAGTAGCAGAACCTCCACCACCCTTTGTATTTCCTATTGTAGCAGTTCCACTACTTGCAGTAAATGTATAAGTATCGTCAGTAACTTTTGTAATAGAATAGCCAGATGAATTATTTAATACAGTAGCAGTAAACCCATCAAAACCTAAAGCATCTCTAAAACGAACTGTGTCACTTGTTGATCTGCCGTGGTTCTTTTCAATGACTGTAATAACAGCACTACCAGATGATCCAGATGTGAATGGGTTTAATGGTAATAAGTTTTCTACTGATACCTCTGTTCTTCGATCTGGTCTTGGTTCATACAAAGCTGTTGGATCTGGTCCTGGATAGTTTGGCTCTAGCTGTGGATGTTTAGGTTCATATTCATCTTTTCCTACTTTAAGACCATTCCATTCTTTTATCATGTCACGAAGACGATAACGAAAACCAGATCTATCTGAATATCCCCATGCTTTCTTGCCACTTGCGTACCTAGCCATTAGTACCTCAAGTATGATATACTTGGTGTTAATTTAAGTGGTGTGCTATTTGCATCCTCTGCTGCCGCTCTTTGAAACTCTTCCTCATATAAAGTTTTTAGTATTTGTATTCTATCTGGTGCTTTTTTTATGGCAATGTAATAAGCTAAACCTGCCGCCATACACGGTAAAAATCTAAATGGTGCATCTGTTGTATTTACTAAAGCATCTGCATCCTCTATTCTTCTAACATAGTAAAAAACTAAAGTATATGAAGTGTCTGGTGTTGACCACAATGTAATCTTTGGAGTTATTTGTCTGTCAAAAAAGTATTGACTTGGTTGTCCACTATTGGCTTTGTTTGGTATTTTTAGATATTCACCACGACTCATTTGCGTTAACGTAAAGTCTGTATTGCTGCTATTTCTTAAAACTACCTCTAATAAATCAACTACTGTATTATCAAGTAATGTATATTCAGCAGTACCAGAAGTTATGGAAAGAGTCGCTTGTTTTACTGTCCATAAGTTTAGTCCTCTGTTTGCCCAATCTGCAAACATTAAATTTAAAGAACGTCTTGCAGTTTTAGCATCGTATCCAGTTCTAATTTCTAGTCCGCACCTCTCATAAGCTTCTTCAATAAGTTCTGCTACATCTAAATCAAAATCTCTTGAACTTGAAGTTGCCATTATTTCTTTTTCCTTCTCAAAGCTTTAACTCTTCTTGGCTTACCTGCTGGTTGTCCTAATCTCTTCTTCTGTGCTATTCTACTACGTTTTTCTTTCGCTGTCATCTCTGACGCTGTTTTTGGAGTTTTGGAGCTAATTCTTTTGGTGGGCCTACAATATGGTGTACCTCTCTTTTCACCTTTTTGACGACCACACTTCTTACCAGTTCTTTGATCTTTCCATTCTTCCTTAAACCAACGCTTGAGTGCTAAACCCGCTTTTGTTTTTCGAACTGCCATTACGAATACTTTGTTTTCTTCCTTCGACCAGCCATTATAGCACCACAACCTCTTGCTATATTTGGATTCTTTGATTTTCTCTTTGTCATTTTAATTGCTTTGCCATCTCTAGCTGCCATTGTTTCTTCTTTGACTTTTTTAATAGCCGCGTTCAATCCACCGTCTTTCTTCTTTTTAATCGGTGTTCTTGCTAATTGCTGTACCTTATATTCCGCTTCTTGTTGAGTAATTTTTCCAGCTTGATAATCGTTGATGATGTTTTTAAATTGACCCATTTGAGCCTTTGCACCACCGTTTATTCTAGTTATTTTTCCTTTTTCTGCTTTAATAGTGCCTCCTACAGCTTTCTTTTTCTTTTTACCACCAGTGCCGTAGTTAGCTGCACCAACTTTTCTACATTTCGCAATAGCACCTGAGGCATACGCGGACGGAAAAACCTTGTATCTGGCTTTTACTTTATAGTAACATGCGTCTTTAGGCATAATATCTTCCTTTCATTATTTTCCAACAAGAACAAAAAAATTCTCGTTTTTTACATTTATGACAAATTTTAATTGGCTCACCTCTTACGACCTCTCCTTTTTTTAGAGGCACAATGTGCTCTCTCAGAAAATCCACGAGGTCTGGCACAATTGATCTTGCTCTTCCTTTTGGCACTCCACTTCCTCTTTCTTGGTGGATTGGTCACTTGTTTCGCCATTTGTGACCGACCCATAGCCATTAGATAAGTTGCTCCAACCCACTAGCAACTATAATTAATGTTACTATAATCCATAATCTATTATCAAGTTTATTTAATTTAGCATTGATACCATCAAATCTCGTATTACAAACTTGCTCATGTTTTTCTAATAATTTTAATAATTCTTTACTTGTCATTTTTCTATTTTAAATATTCCTAAATTTCTAAGTTCTTTAGTTAGATATGGTAGTCTATCTTTTTCTTTCATACTATTTAATTTATTTTGTATCATAACTCTGTACTTCGTTCTAAGTTGACTTTCAGTCATGTCTTTTTCCTTCGGTCTTGGTTTAGGAAGAATTTTTATTGTCTTTTTTTTCATTAGCACTTCCACCTTCTTCTTGCTTGTCTCAATCTACTGTTAGGATTCTTGGCTGCTTTTGGAAACTTTTTCATTTGACCTGCACTTCTTGCACAAAATGATTTTCTTCTTTTAGCAGCTTTACTTCCAGGTTTGACTTTACCAGTAACAGCAGTTTTTAATTTACTGCCTGGGTTCTCTCTTCGATAACGAGCAACCCCAGCCTTAGTCATTCCCGCCCCAGCCTTAGTGGGACGGAAATACTTTTTGGTTTTCGGTGGCTGTTTATCTGGTTTTCTAGCCATTTAACAACCTATGCGTAAAACACCGTGATATTATCCGCGACATCTACCGTGTATTTAACAGAAGCTCCACTACTGAACAAAACACCTTGAGATGGTATTGTTCTATCTACAGTGGTGTTTGCAGTTCCTATTGTTCTAGATTTAAACAATGTCGTGCCACTTTCTGGAGTTCCGTTTATAAACTCCACATCTCCTGCTGTTCCACCAGATACTACAGACATACCTTTTAGTCTGACTCGATTAGAACCCTCTACGGCTTGAGCACATATAGAACCCGAACCGACAGATACATTTGCCGCGTATTGTGCTGAACAAGTAGCCGAAGTAATTGTCAGGAACAAACTAGAACCTGCTACAGTTTCTGCCGAACTAGTCGAAGTGATAACCTCTGTTAAGGAATCACCAAAAACATCTGTTCCAACAACCGTTACTGTTTTCGCATTGTCTCCAGTTCCAGTTGTTGTTACTGTAACATTTCTTGCCGCACCACCTGCATGTGTAGTATTAGCTAAAGTAAAAGCGGCAGTAGGTCTAGCGGCAGTAGCTATTCTTGTTGTACTTGCAGCATTTTCATCACTAATCGTCAGTGCTCGTACATCTGATACACTCGCCATATTACTCTCCTATTAATAAACTGAATATTCTATTTCCAGAGTTGCACGGAAAGCAGTCAAAGCAGTGTCACAAGCATCACCTGCACATAAATATAAATGTTTACTTGCTATGGGAGCACTTATATTTGGTTCAAATACATGGAAGTTACCCGCAGTAGCATCAAGATCAATATCAATCTCCGTAACAGATCCTGCTGCACTAACTTCTGGATCAAAAATAGTTACACCCGCACCAACAATTTCTGTGCCAGAGGATATAGCAGTATTTGTTGCAGTACCAGAAGTTGCACTTAACTGTAAGTTTGCTAGAGAATTAGCATCACTTGCAGCAGCAGTTGTAATACCAAGAACTACTTTGTGAATAAAAAACTTACTTGCAGTTACTAAAGCATCTGGATGATCGGTGTTTAATTCACCGAGTTCAACAAGAACATCATTGTCTCCATAAGTTGTATCTGCTGCATTTGTGTCAGCTAAACTTACTGCAAATGTCTGAATTTTTCTTGTTCCTAAAGAAATGAGTTGTCCAGTTGAATTAACTGAAAAACCAGTTTGAGTAATAGCACCACTTGTGCCATCTTTGTTGATTACATTGAATCCACCCTCTGATCGGACTGGACCCGAAAAAGTTGTATTAGCCATATGTATCTCCTTGTCTTGGCAAATGTCGAAGTTAATTCTTCGTCAAGGTAATTCTATTATACATAAAAAAAGGGCGACTGCAAACAATCGCCCTAAAAAAATATTTTAAATTTTTTATGCTCCAGGTGAACCAAAAAGTGAACGAGGATCTGAGAAGCCGAAAGAATATCTCTCTCTTGCTTTATATCTCATGTTCCCAGTATCAAAATCTGGATCCATTGCTGTTGCCATTGGCATCCTTTCGAAATGCTTAAGACCATTCGGTGCGTCTGTCTTAATGAAAAACGCATCTGTGTCAGTTAGATAATCGTTGATGACGTATCCTTGAGGTAACATTCCCATGTTCCTTATGGCGTTGGCATCGTTATCTGCTGTTCCAGGTCTTAAATTAGAGTTCAATAATCTCTCTGCGACAAACTGTAGTTGTCTTGGAATAATTAGTTTCATTCCTCTTAAAGCGATAATTAAACCTCTCTCGTCTACAAAGCCTGCAATCTTAATCAAAGCATCTTCTAAAGATGTTTCGTTTAAGTCTGCTGCAGTTGTTGGTTCGTTAGCAAAAGTTCCACCATTTGTTAATGGGTGATCTGTTGCTAATAATGCTTTACCATCACCACCAGCAGTTGCTCCAGCAGTAAACGCATTGTTTAATACGTTAGCAGCTTTCACTTGCTTTGTATGTGCCATTGACCTTGCAAGTGCTCTCGTATAACGAGCAGATAGCTTATCGTAAAGGTTATCCTCTACAGCTTCTTCTGTTATTGAGAAAGCCATCGCCACAGTCTCATGGTTATATCTTGAAGTGTAGGCTTCGTTTGCGTCATCAAATGTGACACCAGAACCTTCTTGCTTAGTTGGTGCTGCTCCGAAACCACTCAACATGACCTCTTCTTCAAAGGCTCTGTCTGAAGCCTCTGTATCATAGATCTCTGCATGTTGACCTTCATACCTATTATACTCCATACCAAAGAGGGCGTTTAAACCAGGCTCTAATTCTTTGGCGAG